AACATTGGTCTTAATGACTACGTTGTTGCATTTGAAAACAACGGCAGGGCTGAATATTTTAAAATTGACTCTGCAACAAAAGCTAACGTAGCTGTTACTGGCACGTTTTCCAATTCTGGCGTAACCGTTGCTCAGTACAAAAACGAACGAATTATCATTGGTGACCCTAGCAAAGGCGTGTCATCTTGGGATGGCAATAGTGTTGTCACGATAGGCTCTGTTGGCGTTATTGGAATTACAAACCCCGGCAATGGGTATTTGTCTTCACCTAGCGTTACTATCAGCGCCCCCAATGATGCCAATGGCGTACAGGCTACAGCAATTACCACCATAACTACAGGTGCTGGCAGCGTTGCCAACATCAATGTTACAGCTGGTGGCTCTGGATATACGGCTGTTCCGGGCGTTACGTTAAGCGCACCTAATGTTTCTGGGGGTACACAAGCTCAAGCGGTAGCTACTATTTCTGGCGGTGCGGTTGTTGCTGTGTCTGTGACCGTTGCTGGTTCTGGCTACACAACTGCTCCTAGCGTGACATTCTCATCTGGCGCAGCTGCGGCTACTGCCGTGCTAAATACAGGTCAAGTGAGTAGCGTTTTCCTAACAAATGCGGGAACAGGCTACACAGCTCAACCGACAATTACCATTTCTGCACCGCCTAGCGGTACAACTGCGACAGCAATAGCGTCTTACAACACTTTCGCAACTGGCACGTTATCTGTTTTGGTAACCAATGGCGGTACAGGGTACGGCGCTAGTGGCTCATTTGCCGTGAGCTTTGCTGGTGGCGCTGGCGGGTCTGGCGCTGCGGGTACTGCGATTGTCAGCGGTGGTGCGGTTACAGAAGTCATTATGACCAACGTAGGCTCTGGCTATACGTCTGCACCTACCGTCAGCTTCTCTGGAGGAGCAGGAACAGGAGCTGTTGGTACGGTAGTTCTTAACAGCGACACCATCGTAGACGTAGCCACGTTTTCAGGCCGTGCATGGGTTGCGGCAGGGCGTACTATCTATTACAGCGCTGCAGGGTCTTATAGCGACTTTACAAGCGTTTCTGCAGGGTCTTTTGTTCTAACTGACTCCACGTTGCACGGCAACATTCAAGGATTGTTGTCTGCCAACAACTTTTTGTACATTTTTGGTGACGATAGCATCAACGTGTTTTCTGACTTGAGAGTAGATAGCACGGGTAGAACGCTATTTACAAACACCAACGTCAGCGCATCTATTGGTACTAAACGGTTATATGGGGTTTTCCCTTACTTCCGTTCTGTGTTGTTTATGAACGACTACGGTATGTATGCTCTTGTGGGTTCTACTACCAGTAAGATTTCCGACCAGCTGGATGGCATCTTTCCATTCATTGATTTCAGCTTGCCAATTACGGGTGGTCAGGTACTACTTAACAATATCTTGTGCGCTGCCTTCAATTTTACTTATAACGACCCGTTGCTTGGCGGTACAGCAAGGCAAATCCAGTGCGTTTTCTTTGACAAAAAGTGGTTTGTGACCAGCCAAGGCGGTTTGGACTACATTACTTCTGTGCCTGTTAGTGGTCTTATCCAACTTTATGGTGTAGATGACAAAGCGTTGTACAAACTTTATGCCAGCACAACCGCCAGTGTAAGCAGCACTATTCGGACAGCTTTGATGCCTATGGGTGACCCTATTAGGACTAAACAAGCCTTAAAATTTGGAATTGAAGCAACATTAAATGCTGGCGTGACTATGAATGTCACGGTAGATAGTGAAACAGGTTCTAGCCCCAATTACGTTTTGACCAATACATCTGACGTTTATTGGGTTAACAATGTTGGTACAACGATTACATGGCTGAACAATTCAAGTGCAACTATTGGCTGGTTATCCTCTACGGGGTATTTCCTTTACAAGTCAGATGCACAACAATATGGGAAGTATTTGGGCTTAACTTTGACTAGCTCAAATCCTGCTTTTGTGGTAAATACGTTCGAGATGGAACATGAACTCAGAGTGAGGTTTTAAATGACAGTCCCCTATACATTTGCTGGCGCTACTGCTGCTATTCCTTTGTCCCAACTGGACAATAACTTTGCTACAACTATCACGTTGGGCAATACAGCTATTCAGCTTGGTAACACCGTTACTACGCTCAACAACATGACAATGGCAAATGTCACTATTAGCAGCGTATTTACAGCAATCACGCCAGCTCAAGGAGGAACGGGATTAACTGCTGTTGGGACAACTGGAAATGTTCTAACAAGTAATGGCACAGCATGGACTTCTACTGCGCCAACAGCACAGACATATCCCGGCGCTGGTATTGCCAACTCAACTGGTTCGGCATGGGGTACGTCTTACACAACAAGCGGTTCTGGTACTGTTGTAGCGCTAAATAATACGCCAACTCTTACAAATCCAACTGTTACTAACTACACCGAAACGCCATTTACGGCAAATAGTTCAACTGCAATCACCATTGCTTTAACCAACGGCACAGTCCAAATCATTACCCTAACAGGAAATGCAACCATTACCATGCCAACTGCGGTCAGCGGCAAATCTTTCATCATGTTCTTGCGTCAAGACGCTACAGGTTCTAGGACAGTCACTTGGTCAACCGTTAATTGGGCAAGTGCCACTGCGCCAACCATTACGTCTACTGCAAGCAAGCAAGATATTTATTCTTTCTTTAGTGATGGAACATCTTGGTATGGCGTAACTGTTGGTCAGAACTTCACCCAATAAGGACTGACAATGTTTAGTGCATCCACCAAATCTGGTAGAAATTCAGGCGCAGCACCAGATGCCCAGTTTAACTACGTCACCATGCTTCTACATGGCGATGGGACTAATGGCGCACAGAACAATACATTCTTAGACAGCAGTACAAACAACTACACCATCACCCGTAACGGCAATACAACCCAAGGTTCTTTCTCACCTTATGGGTCTAATTGGTCTAATTATTTTAATGGGTCATCAGATTATTTAAGTCTTGGTACTTCAACAAATCTTGCGCTAGGTGCGGGTGATTTCACAATAGAAGTTTTTTTAAGTGTTACTGCATATAACGCTTCTACTAGTAACATTTTTGAATGGCGTTCAGCGGGTGGCACTCCATCAAACATTCCAACATTGTATTTGTCAGCATCTGGTGTGCCTATATTTTATGCAAGTGTTGGTTCTGGGGCTTTGATTACAGGGTCATCAGCAGTTGCTTTAAACACATGGACGCATTTGGCTATTGTTAGAAGTGGAAGTACTGTAACTATGTACTTAAATGGTACTTCAGTTGGAAGTGCAACAAATTCAGCAAACTTAGGAACTCAATCATTTTATATCAATGACCCGCAAGGAACATTTAGACACAATGGGTACTTTTCAAATGTTCGGATGGTCAAAGGAACAGCAGTTTACACAGGCTCTTTTACGCCAAGCACAACACCCCTAACAGCAATCACAAATACACAACTGTTAACTTGCCAATCAAACAGATTTATTGACAATTCAAGTAACGCATTTGCGATTACAGCAACAGGAACACCAAGCGTTCAACGCTTCAACCCATTTGGTACTTCTACCGCCTACTCCACAAGCGTGATTGGTGGGTCAGGATACTTTGATGGTAGTGGGGATTATTTAACTTGTTCAGCAAGTGTTCCTGCTACTGGTGCGTTTACTGTTGAAATGTTTGTTTACCCAACAAGCACAGCAGGATACCAACTTCTTTTATCTCAATACGCATCGGGAAATGCGGGAAGTTTGCAACTTTTGTGGGATGACACAACTGATAAATTTACAGTAAACCTTGGATTGGGGACAGTTTTAACATCAAGTACAACTTACCCACTTAATGCTTGGCATCATCTTGCAATCACAAGGGATGGTAGCAACAACATGACCATGTGGGTTAATGGTGCATCTGCGGCAACAACAACAAACTCAACATCAATTCTTCAATCAACTACTTTTATTGCAACTAGGTCTGTAGCCCTTGATGGGTTTTTCAATGGTTATCTTAGCAATGTGCGTGTGACTAACACGGCAGTCTATACAACTGCGTTTACACCCCCAACTGCGCCACTAACTGCAATCAGCGGCACATCCCTACTTCTTAACTACACTAATGGCGCAATCTTTGACAACGCCATGATGAACGACTTAGAAACTGTAGGTGATGCACAAATTTCTACAAGCGTGGTGAAGTTTGGAACAGGGTCAATGAAGTTTGATGGTACGGGGGATTGGCTACGTTTATTAACAACACCAAATATTACGTTGGGGTCTGGCAATTTTACTTTTGAAGGTTGGTTATATTTGAATACTGTTTCTGGCACACAAATTATATTTGACCAAAGGCCAGCATCATCTCAAGGTGTTTATCCAGTTCTTTATATGGATGGGGCAACAATGACATGGTATATAAATGGTGCTGCGAGAATTACCAGTTCAAGTTTATCAGCAAGTACATGGTATAACTTTGCAATATCACGTTCTTCTGGTTCAACAAAGTTATTTATTAACGGAACACAATCTGGCTCTACTTATACAGATGCTAATGATTATTTAGCATCACGTTCGTATATTGGTATTTCTGCTTATGATGAAACTGGTGGATTAAATGGCTACATAGATGACCTACGCATCACCAAAGGCTATGCCCGATACACCGCAAACTTTACCGCACCAACTGCGGCATTTTCAGACACAGGCCCATATTAAGGAAACATCATGCAAATTGCAATCTTAACTAGCCCCATTACAGTAGGCGATTATCGTGAACTGTTTAGCAATACATCGTTCAACGCTAACGGCCCAAGTGATGAATTCTTAACTGCTAACAATGCCAAGAAGGTCAATGCTTTTAAAGCACATGACCGACTGACCCAGAAGTTGGTTTCATGCTCTGCCTATGACGATGGTGCATTTGTTTCTGTTGTCCAAGTGGCAGACATGAGTGCTGAAGAAATCCAAGCAGCCAAAGACTCTGCAATGACACAACTGAGAGCCACACGCAATGCTTTGTTGCTTGCTTGTGATTGGACTCAAATTGCCGATTGCACCATTCCTAAGAAAGTTGAGTGGGCAACTTATCGTCAGACTTTGCGTGATTTGCCAT